CAATAAGCGCATCACAGAAGCCTTGGGGGATGAATACGCCAAGAACTGTATGGAACTGTGTGTAAATGCCGCCAATGCCGCTATCGGCTGGGTGCATTACTGGCAGGGTGATAACGGCTTTGAGTGGGCGGTTGTTCCAAGTGAGCAGATCATCCCAGTGTTTGACCGAAATCTTAAGCGCAGACTGATTGGAGCAATGCGGGTATACCCGGACATCGACGATGCAACGGGTGATATTTATACGGTATACGAATACTGGACAGACACAGAGTGTCAGGCATTTCGACGCAGAACTGGTGATGAATTGGAATTGCTGACCTATTATGATATGTTTATGGACCCGGAGAGTGGTGATATGGTAGCGGATTACCAACATGATTTCGGGGAAGTACCATTTATTCCATTTTACAACAACAATATACATACAGACGATTTGCGAAACATTAAGCCGCTGATAGACGTATACGATAAGGTCTACAGCGGTTTTATTAATGATTTGGATGATATACAGGAGTTAATTTTTGTACTGTCTGGATATGGTGGCGAAGATTTGAACGGTTTCCTATCTGATTTGAAAAAATATAAAACCATCAAGGTAGACGGGGACGAGGGCGGTGCAGTGTCCACCCTTAATATTGAGATTCCAATTGAAGCAAGAAACAGTGTATTGGAAGCAACAAGAAAGGCAATCTTCGAACAGGGGCAAGGATTTGACCCACAACCAGAGAACTTTGGAAATCGGTCGGGTGAAGCATTGAAATTTATGTATTCTCTTTTGGAAATGAAAACGGGATTGATGGAAACAGAGTTTAAACTTGGATTTTCACGTCTGATTCGTGCAATTTGTAAGGCACTCGGTATTGAATGCAGCGTGATTATTCAAACATGGACTCGTACTAGCATTAAAAATGATGTGGAACAGGCACAAATTTGCAGAGAATCTGTTGGAATTGTAAGTCAAAAGACGATATTGAAAAACCATCCTTTAGTTGAGGATGCGGATGCAGAAATAAAGCAGCTTGAGACAGAAGAAAAAGAGAATCAAAAAAAGACAGAGCTCTATGTTGATGCATTTCAAAGAGAGAATAACGATGGGTAAATAAAGAATGAAAAGTGGAGAATATTGGAAAGGTAGGTTTAAGCAGCTAGAAGAACTTCTCTATCAAATGGGAGTTCAATGCTATCCGGATATTGAAAGGCAATATCAACAGGCCTTGCAGCAAATCGAAGCAAAGATTCTTGTTTGGTATCAACGATTTGCAGATAACAATGAAATTTCTCTTTTAGAAGCACGCAGACTTCTCCAATCGTCTGAATTAAAGGAACTAAAATGGGATATAAAGCAATATATACAATATGGTAAAGAGAATGGTGTAAATGGTATGTGGATGAAAGAGCTGGAGAATGCATCGGCAAGGACACACATTACCAGGCTAGAATCCCTCAAGTTACAGTTGCAGCAATCTTTGGAGGTAATGTTTGGAAATCAGCTTGATAGTATTGATACAACAATACGAAATGTATATCAATGTGGATACCTTCATACGGCGTATGAAATTCAAAAAGGAGTTGGCATTGGATGGAATTTAGCTTCTCCGAATGAGGAGTTGATTTCTCAAATTATTCAAAAACCGTGGGCAGCAGATGGACGTAACTTTTCAGAACGAATTTGGACGAACAAACAGAAGCTGGTCAATGAACTGAATACTACCATGACACGGAATATCATCACCGGAGCAAACCCACAAAAAACTATTGATGAATTGGCACGAAAGATGAATGTGTCAAAGCAGAATGCAGGTCGCTTGGTTATGACAGAACAGGCGGCTTTTTCCAATGCAGCACAGAGGGATTGTTTTGCAGAACTTGGAGTGGAGCAGTTTGAGGTTGTGGAGACATTGGACAGCCATACATGCGAGACGTGTGGTGGAATGGATGGCAAATATTTTCCAATGAGTGAGTTTGAGATTGGTGTAACAGCACCACCATTTCACCCGAACTGTCGTGGTTGCACATGTCCATACTTCGAGGATGATTTTGGTGTACCGGGAGAACGTGCAGCGCGAGGTGGAAATGGAAAAATATATTATGTACCGGGCAACATCACATATGAAGAATGGCTTGAACAGTATGTAAAATCGTCTCCGGAAGAAATGGTATCTTATGCAAAGGTAAAAAATTTCGACGGGGATAAAAAGCAGTATAAAAAGTATAAAGACTGTTTGGGAAAATCATATGTGCCGAACACTTTCGATGAGTTCCAGAATATTAAGTATGGGAATGTAAAAGAGTATGGAATACTCAAATCACAGTACAAAGGAATGAAGTATTATGATAAAGCGACGGAAAGTGAGCCTTTGATTACTAGTAGTGTGAAAGTTGTTGCTGGGAACAGTGGATTAGAAACGTATGGTTTGAAAAATCGAGTAAAAGGGAAAGAATCATACCTTAGAAAAATTCGTGCAGAGTATAATCCAGATGGGAATACGTATGAAGTAAAAGATATTATCAGGTATACGCTTGGCTCAGAAAATCCGGATATTCTAGTTGAGAGAATGAGTGTGGCTATTGCTGAATTGAACGAAATGGGCTATAATACAATTGCATTAAAAAATACGTGGAATAACCCAAAGAATCCATATAAGGGTATCAATACTATAGTAGCTGCACCAAACGGACAAAAATTTGAGATACAGTATCATACACGAGAAAGTTTTGAAACAAAAGAGAAAATGCACAAACTGTATGAAGACTGGCGCAAGCTTGAAGATAAAACTTCAAAAGAGGCTATTAAGTTAAGCAAAGAAATGACAACTTTATCAAAGAAACTTTCGGTGCCAAAAAACATAGAAAAGGTGAAATAATATGTTACAAGCAATAACATACTATTATATCAACGATTTAAAAAAAATTGCGAAAACTGAAAATCATATACCTTTTATTTATGATAAGGAAAAAGGCTGGCAGGTTGACAATGCAAATATACTGAATGACCGCTTAATGGGGTATGACGGTGAGGGCATTGGTTCAACGGATATGCTCCTTAGGATAGATGAAATAAGTGAAGAAGAAGCTATGAAAGCGATTAAAGCATCCTGACGGGTGCTTTTTTTATATCCAAAACCAGTAATAACAGGGCAACCGGAAATCAATGCGTAAACAGCGCGGCGCAGGCTTTTCCGATGGTCCTGTTTTTATATTGTCCGAAAGCCTTATGACGTTTAAACTACGGCAATTTGCCCTTATGCAAGGCATCAAAACTGTATACTGCTGTGGAGACACCACGCTAAAAAACGGTGCAGGAAAGGAAACTATATGGAATTTTTAAAAAGCATTTTAGGCGAAGAACTCTATAAGCAGGTGGCAGATGCTATCAGCACTCATAACGGAAAGCCGGAGAATAAGGATAAGCAGGTAAAGCTTGCAGACCTTGGTTCAGGTCAGTATGTCGACAAAGGCAAGTATGATACTGCCGTTGCCGAGAAGGAGAATCTTGCCGGTCAGATTAAGACACTTAATGCGACAATCGGAGATTTGAAAAAGAACAATGCAGACAATGAAACGCTGCAGACCACCATTGCCAATTTGCAGGGAGAACTCAAAAAGCAGCAGACAGCCAATGAGCAGATTACAAGGACGTATGCCTTGAAGGAATCCCTTACAAAACAAGGCGTACTGGACCCGGATTATCTGATTTACAAAGCCGGTGGACTCGATAAATTCACATTTGACAAAGAAGGAAGACCGGTCGGTGTGGAGGATGCCGTAAAACCGTACAAAGAGGATAAGTCTATGGTGCATTTGTTCAAACAGGAGCAACAGAAGCCACCATATCATCCGCAGGGCGGTGCCGGAGGTAATGGTACAGAGAATCCATTTGCAAAAGAGACATTCAATCTGACGAAACAGGGAGAACTTTTAAGAACAAACCCTGAGCAGGCGCGTGCAATGGCCGCAGCCGTAGGGGTAACAATTTAGAAAGAGAGGTAAATATTTATGGCAATTACAAAAATTGCAGACGTAATCGTACCGGAATTATTTAATCCGTATGTAATCAACAGAACAAAGGAATTATCCGCATTCATCCAGAGCGGAATCATGGTTAATTCTCCGGAATTTGATGAATTGGCATCGGAGGCGTCAAGAACGCACAATATGCCATTTTTTGAGGACTTACAAGGAGAGTCTGAACCAACACTTGAGGATGTAAAAATGACACCATCAAAGATTGGTTCGAATAAAGATGTGTCTACTACTATTCTTAGACAGAAAATGTGGGCAGCTACAAATCTTTCTGCTGCTTTAGCAGGAAAAGACCCAATGAAAGCAATTGGAGAATTAGTGGCACAGTATTGGGCAAGAGATATGCAGAAAGAATTAATTGCTATTCTTACAGGTGTATTTGCTACGATTCCAGCATCTGGAAGTGGAGATAATGCAATACCAGCAGAAACACGTATGAAAGACCATATCCTTGACCTTACTTCAGGAAAAAGTGATGCGGCAAAGGTGATTAGTGCATCTGCATTTATTGACGCTTGCCAGCTTCTGGGTGATGCACAGGCGCAGCTTAGTGGTGTTGCTATGCATTCTGCAACCAAATCTTATCTGAAAAAGTTGAATTTAATTGATACAGAACGCGACTCCACAAATGTAGAATTCGAGACATACCAGGGTAGAAAGGTAACTGTAGATGATGGTTGCCCGGTTACTTCTGGTGGTGTATATACTACATACCTATTTGGAAATGGTGCATTTGCCTATGGTAATGGTTCCCCGGTCGGACATGTAGCCACAGAAGTGGACCGTGATAAACAGACGGGTGGTGGCGTAGATTATCTTATTAATCGTAAGGCGTTTATTATGCATCCGCGCGGCATCGCGTATACCGGAGCTAAGCGAGACAATGTCGAAACTCCAACCAGAGCAGAACTTGCAATGGGCGAAAATTGGAAGCCGGTATATGAATCAAAGCAGCTTAGAATCGTTGCTATTCAGCATAAACTTGGGTAATTGCTATGGAAGTGGCAAAGTTAAAGAAGCTTCTTGGAATTGAAGATGAGAGCAAGAATGAAATACTTGAATTTGTCATTGCAAATGTGGAAGAAATCATAAAGAACTATTGCCATGTGGATGAAGTGCCAGAAGGACTGAATCATACAGCCTACCGCATGGCAATGGACTTATATCGGAATGAAAATATGGGGGATGAAACAGCAGCAATCGGTGCTGTTTCATCTATTTCCGAGGGGGATACCACTACCTCATTCCGGCAGTATGTGGATGACAATTTCAAGGATACAGTGCTTAAAAATTATAAGTTCTCACTGAACCGTTACCGAAAGGTGGCATGGAAATGATTTCGGATGCAATTAAACAGGCTCGAGTACTTGCGAGAAAGGCACAGGAAGCTACATATGACGGAATATGTACAGTGGTTGAATATCAGAAAGTCAAAGACCATAAAACTAAGATGACTACGGACAAAGAGGTAGTGATATTGGAAAGGGAGCCTTGCCGCTTATCTTATTCCAATATTAGTGCCGTGGAACAAACAGAATCTGCAGCAAAAACAGCTCAGATTACAAAATTATTTTTGTCACCAGATGTACGAATTAAACCAGGTGCAAAAATAGTGGTAACACAGGCCGGTATACAACAAAACTATGAATGTAGTGGCGTGGCAGCTGTCTATCCAACGCACCAGGAGATTGTACTTAATTTGTCAGAAAGGTATACGTGACATGGCTTCCTTGGGAAGATTTGATGTAAAAGGACTTAAAGAATTTCAAACTCAATTGGAAAAAATGCAGGATCCGGATGAATTTGTAGAAGCTTGTGCAAAGGAGCTAGCGGCAAGGCTATTGCGGCTGGTAATCAAAAGAACCCCCGTCGGTGATTATTCTGGTGCTTCATATACCTGTGCATCGGGTCAGAGTCACAGAGGACAGAAGGTACCTGGGAAAAAAGGCGGAACATTAAGGAGGGGGTGGACGGCTGGGAAGAGGGCATCAGCGGTAGGATATGCTAATAGTTTAAAAATAAACCATGATGGAAATAACTATGTTATTGAAATCATAAATCCGGTCGAATATGCATCTTATGTTGAATATGGACACCGGACAGCAAATCATTCTAATTGGGTTATGGGTCACTTTATGATGACAATATCAGAACAGGAATTACAGGACATGGCACCGCGGATTCTGACGCAAAAAATTAAAAAATACTTTGGAGATGTCATGAAATGATAAATGAAATTATAGCGGCAATCAGCGTTGCCCTGAATAAAGAATTTGGGGATGATTATGAAAATCATATGGAAGAAATTAAGCAAGACCTAACGGAGCCTTGCTTTTTTATTGTCTGCCTGAATCCTGCAAACAATCTGTTCCTTGGCAGGCGTTATCAATGGACAGGTCAGTTTAGCATTCAGTATTTTCCAAAGTCTCAGGAGGTGCGGCGGGAATGTGCGGATGTTGCTGAAAGAATGTATGACTGTTTAGAGTACATTACAATGGATGGTGATACAGAACCGATTATGGGCACAAAAATGAAACATGAAGTGGTGGATGGAGTTTTGAACTTCTTTGTTAATTATGATTATTTTGTTATTAAAAATGAAAAAAATGAATTAATGGAAGATGTTCTATTGATAGAAAAGGCAGGTGATAGAGTTGGCGACAACTAAAAAGGTATTGGTCCAACAGGAAAAGGAGTATGAGAAAGTGCAGCTGATGGAAGCTATGGAATTTCAAGGAAAAAGGGATGTTCTAGATGCCCTGCTTGATGACAACCGTAAATACACTTTGAAGGCTGTACGTGAAAAAATCAATAGTTTTATGAAAGGAAAGGTGAAGTAAATGTCTTTAGGTGGTGGAAATTTTGTTAAACAGGATAAGGTTCTTCCAGGAGCCTATATCAATTATGTCTCAGCGGCATCTGCTACAGCACAGTTATCTGCAAGGGGAGTAGCCACAATGCCAGTAGAACTTGATTGGGGTGCAAGTGGAAAGATGATTGAAATTTGCGGGGATGACTTTAGAAATGACAGTATGAAAATATTAGGTTATTCATACGATGATGATAAGCTAAAAAGCTTAAGGGATGTATTTATTGGTGCTAAGACACTGTTACTATATCGTTTGAATGGCAATGGTGATAAAGCATCCAATGATTTTGCAACTGCACAGTATGCCGGAACAAGGGGAAATGACATTAAAATTGTAATTCAGTCTGATGTGGATGACGAAGCAAAGTTCAATGTTGTTACTTATCTTGGAGCTAATAAGGTAGACCAACAGGTAGTTGGTACCGCAGCAGACTTAATTGATAATGATTATGTTACTTTTAAAAAGGATGCAGAATTGGCAGTGACAGCAGCTACACCATTAACAGGTGGAACCAATAGCACCGTAGATGGAACCGCTTATCAGGAGTACGCAAATTTAGCAGAAACGTATTCCTTTAACACTATGGGGATTATTTCTACAGATGAAAAAATTAAGAAGATGTTTGTAGCATTATGTAAGAGAATGAGAGATGTAATTGGAATTAAGTTTCAGCTGGTAGTTTATGATTATCCAGAGGCAGATTACATGGGGGTAATCAGTGTAAAAAATAAGGTGACGGACACAGAGGCTTCTGAGTCATCACTTGTATATTGGGTAACTGGAATTCAGGCAGGATGTGAGGTGAATAAGAGTTGCCAAAATAAAAGGTATGATGGTGAATTTACTGTTGATACGAAGTATACGCAGGCAGAACTAATTACCTTAAAAAGAACCGGTTGTTTTGTATTACATAATGTAAATTCTGATGTAAGAGTGTTGGATGACATTAACAGTATGGTAACTGTATCTGCAGATTGCGGAGAGGTTTTCAAAGATAATCAGACAATTCGCGTTATTGATCAGGTAGGTAATGATGATGCTGTTTTATTCAACACAAAGTATCTTGGTGTTGTACCTAATAATGCAGCAGGTAGAGCATCTTTATGGTCCGATTTGGTAAAAATCAGACAGCAGTTGCAGGAAATCGGTGCTATCGAAAACTTTACGGATTCAAGTGTTACTGTAGCACAGGGAAAAACTAAAAAATCGGTAGTAGTGGATAGCACTATTGAGGTTGTTAATGCAATGGGAATTTTATATATGACCGTTGTGGTACAGTAGGAGGTTGTGGATAATGAGCAATGATAATGTAAAAATGAAAGCACGGGACACTATTGCAGCAAAGTTGGCAGAGTGTTTTATTACAATCGGTACTAGACGATATAATTTTATGAACATGATTGACATGGAGGCAAAAGTCGACAAGACAAAAGCCAAAGTACCCCGTTTGGGAGCAATAATGGTAGGTCATAAGTCCTGTGGAATGGAAGGTACGTTTTCAGGAACAGCACATTACAATCAATCGGTTATGCGCCAGTGCCTTGCAGATTACAAAAATACAGGAGAAGATGTGTATTTTGAAATGCAGATTACCAATGACGACCGTACGTCAAGTGCCAAGCGTCAGACAGTTATATTTTATGATTGCAACACGGATGGCGGAGTGTTGGCAAAATTTGATGCAGACGGAGAATACTTGGATGAGGAAATTAAGGGTACATTTGAAGATTTCTCGATTCCAGAATCCTTTACAGAACTTACGGGATTTTTAACAAATTAGATGGATGACAGTATTCCCCCTTTTGATGTATAATTAAATATACAAAAAGGGGGAATGCTTATGGAATTAGTTGTAATTGTTTTTTTAATAGGAGTAGTCATTTTTTCACTTTATATGTATAAAAAAACATCTCAAGTTCAAAGTGGAAAAACGACTAAATCATGTAAGGAAAAAAGTTTTTGGGGATTAGTACATGTTAAAGGACTAAATGCAGAGGAAAAAAGTCCATGCGTTGTAACTGTGGACTCGCAGGGGGTAACTATTGCTTGTCAATCAAAAGAGTACCGTTTGCCAATACAAAGGATTTTGTATGCTGAATGTTTGACAGATGTGGAAAATATCCAATATTTAAAGAGTAGTGTAGCAAAGGGGATGATTGGAGCTGCATTATTTGGAGTAGGTGGAGCTGTTATAGGTTCCGCACCAAAGACAAAGGTAAGGAAACAGATTACAAGTCATGCAATTATTGGATATAGGGATTCGAGTGGTAAAGAAAGAGTGATAATACTTAAAGATGCAGCCCCCAATCGTATGGATGCATCAAACTTAGTTTTTGAACTAAATGCCAGAGTACCAAAACAGATAGAAAAAATTACATTATAACGTATTATAAGGAGAACTTAGAAATAAGTTCTCTTTTTATTTGAGAAAGAGAGGAATAAGAGGGATGTCCAAATTTAGTAGATTTATGAAAACAAATAAGGTTGTGAAAGTTAATGAAAAATATGCTCCGACTACATCATTGCTGGATGATAATGGTTGCCCTTTGGAATGGGAATTCCGACATATTACGTCAAAAGAAAATGATACGTTGAGAGAGTCATGTACATCCGAGGTACAGATTACTGGAAAACCAAATCTGTTTAGACCAAAGATGGATACGGCTGCCTATGTGGCAAAGATGATTGTTCAATCAACGGTATGCCCGGATTTGTATGATAAAGAATTACAGGATTCATATGGTGTAATGACACCAGAAGAATTGTTGTACGCTATGGTTGATGATCCGGGAGAATATCAGGATTTAGTTGTTTGGATGCAGAATTTCCAGGGATTCAACAAATCCTTTGCTGATAAGGTAGATGAAGCAAAAAACTAATTGATGAAGGGGATTGGGAAGCAAATTATGCCCATTATGCCCTTCAAAAGTTACATATTTTGCCTTCTGTTTTTTTGAGTTTAGATGATGAAGATAAAGCGTTTGTAATAGCATCAATAAAATCAAAGATAGAAAGCGATAAAGAGGAACGTAGAAAAATTGAGCGAACGGCGAAATGCAGGTGATAGAAAATGGGTAAAATCGAAACAGGGATTATATTACATGACAATTTTACAAATGTTATTTATGGCATCATCAGTTCTGTAAATCTTGCTGTTTCTGCCGTATATGATATGCAACAAGCCATGAATACAGATGTTGACATGGCAGCATCTTTGGATGGAGCTAGAGAGGATATAAACCAAGCAACTGTGGCACTATATGAGTTGGAAAATGCGGCACTTGCATTAGATGGCACCAAAATTGGAGTACAACTTTCTATTCCTCAGAATGAAAAGTTGCCAGAGATTCCATCAACGACTACTGTTCCAGTAGAGTGGAAAAGTAATAGTCTTGAAGTTTTTACTGGAACGGGGATTGAACGATTTCAACAAGAGGTTCAAAGTGCCAATAGTTTGCTTGCAGAATTGAATCAGACACAAATTGAGATTATACAGACCGCAAATAGTATGGACTTACTTCCGGATGATGCTTTGCAGGATATAAATACACTTGGTCAGAGAATACAGGATATTCAACAGAGAATTCATACAATAGAAAACAATCCATTGGATATTGGAACGGATGTGGCAAATGCAGAATTGGAGAAGCTTAGAGGGCAATTAGCAACGGCTGTAAGTGAACAACAACGGTTGAATCAGGCTATGCAGAGCATGGACATTGGTGATATCAATAGTGCATATTTGCAATTGTCAGGTACAATCGGGAACACAGAACGGTATATTCGTGATAATACGGATGCACAGGAAAGATTTAATCAAGAGCTCAAGGAGGGGGTATCACAAGCAGATGGCCTTACAAATAAGATTAAGGGTATGGTCGCTGCTTATGTCAGCATTCAAAGTGTCGGAAAAATCCTAAAAGCATCGGATGATTTGATTTCTACTACAGCACGACTTGAACTTATGAATGATGGGTTACAAAGTACACAAGAACTTGTAAACATGACATATGCTGCAGCACAGGATGCTAGGGGTTCATTTGCAGATATGGCAGGTGTGGTGGCAAGATTTGGAAACAACGCAAAAGATGCCTTTGGAGGTTCGGCCGAGGTTGTTGCTTTTGCAAACCTGGTACAAAAACAGATGACTATTGCAGGAGCTAGTACACAAGAGGCATCCAATGCAATGTTGCAATTATCGCAGGCTTTGGGTTCTGGTGTGCTTCGTGGAGATGAGTTAAATAGTATCTTTGAGCAGGCACCTAATTTAATTCAAAATATAGCAGATTATTTGCAAGTGCCAATTGGTGAAATTCGTGAAATGGCATCAAAAGGTGAGTTGTCGGCAAATGTTGTTAAAGCGGCAATTTTCGCAGCTAGTGATGATATTAATGCGAAGTTCGAGGCTATGCCAATGACATGGGCACAGTTATGGCAATCTTTTCAAAATACTGCCTTGATGGCATTTCAGCCTGTTCTGCAGCGTTTAAATGAGTTTGCAAATAGTACAGCTACACAGGAGTTTATAGCGAATGCTGTTCAGGCAATGTCTAAATTGGCGAGGGTTGCATTGATTGTATTGAACATATTTGTTGCTATTGCAAATGTAGTAGCAGGAGCATGGCCTATTATTAGTCCTATCATATATGGCATTGTGGGAGCAATGCTCGCTTATAATGCAGTAGTTGCGATTCACAATAAATTACAACTTTTAGCAGCTCTTGCAACTTCAATACATAAGGCATCATTAATGTTGCATAGTAAAGCGACTTTTGCAGCGACCGTTTCGCAGTATGGTTTTAATGCAGCTTTATTAGCTTGCCCTATTACATTGATTGTCTTGGCAATAGTTATACTTATAGCCACCTTATTTGCACTTTGTAATTGGATTGCAAAGACTACAGATGTGGCAGAGTCTGGAATTGGTGTTGTGACCGGAGCATTGGCTGTAGGTGCGGCATTTATAGGTAATTTGCTTATTTCTGCAATTAATTTAATCATATATAATTTTGTGAGGCTTTGGAACTTCGTTGCTATGTTTGCAAATTTCTTTGCAAATGTTTTTACAGACCCAATCGGGGCAGCTGCACGGCTGTTTTTTGATTTCATTGACATGGCACTTGCTGGATTACAGGCATTGGCATCAGTGATAGATACGCTATTTAATACGAGCCTGGCAGATGCTGTATCTGGCTGGCGTACAAATCTTGATAGTTGGGTGACGGGGAAATTTGGTGAAGGAAAAGTGGTCATGGAGCAAAAGAATGCGGAAGACTACTATTTTGACAGAATCAACTATGGCGATGCATGGGACAAGGGAAGTGAACTTGGAGATGGTCTTGCAAAATCTATTAATGGATTGACCGGAACAGAAATTCCCAATGTAGAAGATTATACTTCAATGTTTGCAGACATGGGTGACAATATTGAGGGAATATATGATGACACAGGTTCTATTTCAGATTCTATGGAGATATCAGAAGAGGACCTTAAGTATCTCAGGGATATTGCAGAAAGAGAATCCATTGACCGTTATACAACAGCAAGCGTAAAGATTGAACAGGTAAATCACAATAATATTTCATCAGGAATGGACTTAGATGGTTTGTTAACCGGTTTGGGAGATGCGATGGGCGAAGCAGTAGAAATTGTAACGGAAGGAGCACATGCGTAAATGGGAAAAGGATATGATTTTTATTTAGGACAGTGCTTACTTCCGGTCACCCCGGAAAAATTGGATATTCGTATAAATAATAAGAATAATACGGTTAGCCTGATAAATGAGGGTGAAATCAATATTTTAAAAACAGCTGGACTGACGGATATAGAATTTGAATGTGATATACCACAGGTGGCAAGACCAACAGCGGTATATGCTTCAGGTTTTATTGGGGCATCATATTTTTTGGAATACTTTGAAAAGTTGAAAATAGGTAAGACGCCGTTTCAGTTTATTGTATGTAGAAAATTGCCTAATGGAAAACCGTTGTTTAACACAAATATCAAGGTTACAATGGAAGATTATCGTATTACAGAAAGTGCCGGGAATGGTTTTGATGTGACAGTTAAGATTCGGATGAAGCAGTACCGAAATTATGGAACAAAAAGTATTGCAGTACAAGGAACTGTAACTACCGGTGGGAGCACCGCAACGTATACAGCTAATGTTGAACCGACTAGGTCCCGGGAGAGTGCACCTAATACAAAAAAGAACAGAAACTATACGGTACGAAAAAATGAAAGCTTATTCAACATTGCTAAGGAACAATATGGTGATGGGGGAAAGTTTGCTATGCTATATAATGCAAACAAAGATAAGATAACGGACCCAACAAATATTAAACCGGGAACAGTATTAGTTTTGCCGGCAATATAGGAGAAATTATGTCAGTAGACTTATACATTGCAAGTCAGAATCAGGAAAAATTGTATATTCCTTGTATTGAGGAAGGGGTTGAGTGGTATACAGAACGTCGGGGAATGCCAGGTAAACTTACCTTCAAAGTGGTAAAGACAGATGGTATTGAATTTGCAGAGGGTAGTCCTGTTAGAATGCAACAAAATGGCGAGGATATCTTTTTTGGATTTATATTCAAACAGCAACGTAATAAGGAGCAGATTGTTACTATTACGGCATATGATCAGTTACGTTATCTGAAAAATAAGGATACCAAAGTCTATGAAAATATGACAGTGGACCAAGTTATTGCTATGTTGGCAGCAGATTATGGATTGCAAATTGGAACATTAGAACAGACAGGATATGTAATTGAAGAAAGAATAGAAAAAGATAAATCTCTTTTTGAAATGATTGAGAATGCACTTGACCTTACGCTTACGAATACGAAAGAGATGTATGTGTTATATGATGATTGTGGCAGGCTTACTTTAAAGAGCCTGCCATCTATGTATGTAAGAAATGATTCCGGAAATTATTTGATGATTGGTATAAGGTAAATAACTCGCAAATGGCATATACTGTCCAAAGTTGAGATAATGTAAAAAGTTCAAAACGTTTTACACTTTTTCAACCTAAGGAGGATTTTGCTATGCCTGATGTTCAGTCAATAAAAAAACAACTTCATATGCAGCAATGGACTGCTATCATCGAAGACCGGATTGCATCCGGGTTAAAGATCAACGAATACTGTGAAAAGAATCAGCTCAGTCGCAATTCTTATTTTTACTGGCTGCGAAAGATTCGGGAAGAGATGTCAACTTCAGTTCTTCCTGACCATAATGATTTATTACCTGCATCCGTATCCACAAAAGCTCTGGTTGAGCTGGTTCCAAGTTCGAAGCATAATGATGCAATCCCCAAAATCGAGGTTCCAGATGAAGAAGCGAAAAGCTTTGGCTTTTCCGTTAACGGAATCAGCATTACTGTCGGTCACGATATATCGGAAGAACTGCTTTCCAAAATCATGAGGGCTGCCCGCAATGCTTAAGGATGCTGAATGCTTTACTCACATATACTTACGAACCGGCCGAACGGATATGCGGCTTGGTATTGATGGCCTGCTAACCGTTATTGGAGGGCAAATGGGACTTGATCCCACAGAACCCGGCAGTATCTTTCTCTTTTGCGGCCATAAAAAAGACCGCATCAAAGCCCTGATTTTTGAGGGAGATGGGTGGTTATTGTGTTATAAACGTCTTACCGGAGACTGCTCGTATCAGTGGCCACGGGATGAAAGCGAGGCCAGGAAGCTGACAAAACAGCAGTTTCGATGGCTTATGGAAGGTCTTTCCATTGAGCAGAAAAAAGTGATAAAAGATATAAAACCGGACATCTATTAACGGTTTGTATCCAGGTACCTTGACAGTTAAATAAGTTATCAAAAATCTCAGGAAATGCCGATTTTATGCGGACTTTCAGCACTGCTTGTGGTATAATGAAGATATGGAAAACAAGAGAATTTCAATCGACGAACTGAATAAGCTTTCGAAAGAAACCATCTCAATGCTGTATCTTCAGACCTTCGAAATGCTGCAGAATCTTCAAGAACAGAATGCCAACCTGATTGTTCAGGTTGAGGATTTAAAGCAGCAGATGGCAATCCTCATCAATCAAAGATTTGGCAAACATTCTGAGAAGCTTTCCCAGCTGCCTGGCCAGTTATCCTTCAACATGGATGATCCTGCTGTCTTTAATGAGATTGAAGCCATTACCGATCATGGATTTGCGGAGGAACCTTCTTTAGAAGAAGTGGTTCCGGAACACATTCGCAGAAAACGTCCCAAGGGCAAGCGAGCTGTTGATTTATCCGGTATTGAGGTTGAGGTAGTAAATCATTATCTCCCTGAAGATATCTTAAATAGTGAAATGCCAAGGGGATGGCATCAAATGGAAGATGAAATCTACACAGAGCTGGAGCGGATCCCACCTTCCTACAAGGTGGTAGAGCATCATGTGGGAGTTTATGCCAGCAATGGAAATGGCAGCAGAATCATGAGAGGCAAAGCACCAAGCCGACTCCTGAACCATAGCATTCTCACGCCTTCTCTTGCCGCATCCATTTTTACGGCAAAGTATATCAATGCAGTACCTCTTAACCGGATATCGGAAGGGTATGGTTATGATGGACTTAACATATCCCGTCAGGTCATGGCTGGATGGATGATACGGTTAAGCGATTACTACCTTGACAGCGTTCATCAGATGATGAAGGATGAATTAAAGAAAGCTCCTCTTATTCATTGCGATGAATCGCCCTTTACCATGTCTGGAGAAAAAGATGCAAATGATCCGCAGAGCAAGAATTACATGTGGGTCTATCATTCCCCCGGAATTCAGGATTCCAAAAAGATATATCTGTATGAATATGACAATGGTTCCAGATCTGCGGCAGTCATAGACAGATATCTGGAAGGATATAAAGGAATCCTTGTTTCAGACGGATATGCTTCCTACCACACCCTGGACAGAAAGCATGACGACCTGAAAGTTGCCGGCTGCTGGGTTCACTGCAAACGTAAATATGCAGAAATCGTGAAAACAGTAAAAAAAGGAGCTGCATTATCCCCGGCACAGCAGATCGCCAGAGAGGCTGCGGAAAGAATCGCTGTTATATTCCATACGGATAATCTCAGCAAGGGCAAATCGTCACAGGAGATTCTTGATAACAGACAGCAATCAGTAAAACCACTGGTTGATGCTTTCTTTGCGTGGGTAAAAGATATCCTGAACAATAAGGTCATATCCTCAACTGACCTGAAGAAGGCACTGACCTATTCTGTGAACCAGGAAAAATACCTTCGTGTCTTTCTGGAATCAGCGATTATTCCGCTGGATAACAATGATGCGGAACGCAGCATCAAAAAATTCTGTGTGGGGAAACACAGCTGGCACATCATAGACTCCAAGAAAGGAGCAAAGGCAAGTGCAATCCTGTATTCTATTGCAGAAACAGCGAAAGCCAATGGGCTGAATCCCTTTGAGTATTTTAAGTTCTTGATGGAACAACTGAAAGAATATCCCCGGAATGATGTTCCAGAGGAAGAACGGAAGAAACTTATGCCATGGTCGGAAACGCTTCCTGATTGCTGCAAACAACAGAAGAAACAGAGTTAACAATGCCATCTGATTTCAGGTGGCATTTTTTTTTAGTTAGTGCGGGTTATTTACCTGATACTGACCGCTTTTCCATGCCCTCATTTTGTAGCAGCTTCCGCTTCCAGCACCTTAGCCATTTTGTCGGCGGCGGTTTCC